TCTAACTGTTGGTTATTTCTTTATCAAATATTGATACTGCTAACGCCATCTGCCAACACCACTACACATCGATACCTATACTATAACTATACGATATTACTATATATTACTATACTATATAGATATACTATATGATTACAGATAGTTAGTAATTCGTAGTTGCCCCGCCCCAAAGTTTATCATATTTGATAATGTATCCATAGTATATATGTAGCCCTCATAGCAGGGTTAGTAAATAATTATTGAGTGAGGTGTGTATGACAACAGTTAGAATAACCCGCAGTGTAGAAGAGGTAGATAATATGATTACCAGTATCATCAAGAATTCCAATACCTTGAATGTAGTATTAGATACTGCTATAATGAAGATAGATGATATGTTAGAAAGATTAGAGGTACTGGACCAAGTTATGACTGTGCCTGTGTTGAAGGATGCCGTAGAATAGCCCCGTAGTTTCGTAGGAGAGCACCTGGATACCGATACACTACTATATATGTATTTATATGATAAAGCCGTAGTAAGCCGTACCCTAATTTCCAGGAATGAAAATGTAAGTCCCGTTCCGATGCCTTGAAAATCGGCCCATAGAAAAAAGGGTAAAAAAGAGAGCAGGGTCCAGACCGAAGAATGAGGTTTGGGCCCCGTACTTTATCCTCTTCTCTATGGGTGGATGGAACAAAGGGGTCTGGACTAATGAGCGGAGCGAGGCAAAAAAAGGTCGGTAGGAGAACTGGGATAATGAAAGTATAACGGTACGCTCACTATGAGGCACGAATAGTGGCGTATCCTGGAAGACCGGTTTGGAGCGGAGCGACACATTAAAAAGTCGGTAGGAGAGCCCCAGAAACCAGAAGTCCAGAACACCATAACCATATACAAACATCATATTTGAGTTGGAACACGGAAACCAGAATGAGCGGAGCGAGACGAAACCATATCCGGTAGGAGAGCACAGGTAGCAGAGAAGGTTAGGTCATCCACTAACCTAACCCTCTCTACTGACTGCTTACTTCAACAGTGATATTGTTAGCAAAATGGCTATAAGTATTCCATTAGCAGCCACTGATACTGCTAATGCTACTATAAGCCAAGCGATAGTATTATTGACTGCTTCCGCCTTCTTGTCGGCTTCTGTATCAATCTGTACTATCTCCATAGCATCGTAGGACTTTCCCTCTCTACAAAATGATGTTGCTCCATCAATGGTGTAGAGGCAGGAAAGATAAGAACTCCTTCGAAACCTTATTCTAATGGTCTCCTTATATTTCATAGACCTGTTATCAAGTTGTCCCAAGAGAGCCAGGTCCTTATCCTCTCTGGTCTTGGGAGGTTGGTCTCCCACCTTCTGGATGAATGAATACTCTACAAACTTATCCATCTTTGCCATAGCCACTTTGACTTCCTTAGGCTTCATAACCTTTATAGGATGTACCTTTTCAGGTTTCCGTTTAAGGTTCTTGGTCATAAGGTTCATCATTAGTTCAGGCTCCTCGGTCTTATGGACGCCAGTCATCTTTGATGCCCTCCTATTTATAGGGTTATACTACCTTAAATGCTCATAAGCATCATTATCAATGCTATTAGAGCAACTGCGAATGCCAAGCCACTCATATACGGCTTATACTTGTTGAGCCATCTGTTCATACGGGCGTTAGTCATACTATTCACCTCCTTTCATCTTATCACGGTCTTCCTGCTCCTTGAGGAGTTTGAGAACACCAGGGTTATTAGCGAAATGTTTCTTCATATCAGCCCGCTCCGCGTCCTCTTTGATTATGGTTTCCAAGTGAGTATCAAAGGGTTCCATACACTTCTTCATACATCTGATACACATAACAGGAACTTCTACCTTTAACAAGGTATATCCTATTGCCTTACCACATTCCTTACAATACAATACTCCATCTTCTACTATCTTACTCATAGTAATCACCTCCTTATAGTTATAGGTCTGTTCATCCCTCACCGTCTGGGTCATCTACACCCAGTGCTTCATAGAAGTCCTTGGTACTCTGCTGTTCAGCATCGTACTCCATCTTATCCAAGTAAGCCTGTCCCTCCTTCACCATCTGGTCATTCTTTGATTGTATCTCGGCTACCAGTTTGTCATAGATACCCTCATAGTTCTTCGCACACTTTACACAAAGGATGGGTATCTCCTGTGCTACCAGTCCGAACCCTACTATCTTACGACAGTTGCTACAATACGCTATCATCTTACTACCTCCTTATACTACTGGTTAGAGTTGCTACTGCTACATCATACGGTCTTACAACACTATGCTATAAGTATATGATATAATAATATATATTGTCTGGGAGAAAATTCATTAGAATAGCATATAATGTCCGTATCTCCTCCCTCTCTATACTGTAGTCGATCGATCACTTCGTCCGATATCCCAGCGACCGTCGATACACCAGTTCGATCGATAAGTTTAGTCATATCGATAGTTTGCGTCGATCGATTGGACCTTACGGTCTTATTCTTGGGGTGAAAAAAGGAAGCCGGTTCCGTAAGCAGCAGCAGCAGATTATGGTAGTAGTATAGTATATAGTATATAGTATAGTATTGCTAATGGTATAGTGTAGTAAGCAGTAGCGTAGTATAGCGTAATAATCTAACCTATCAATATTATAGATACTATATAATTGTATAGTATAGTAAATAGTGTAGGAGGCAGTTATCATATGGCTATTATAGTAGAAGATGGAAGCATAGTAAGCGGAGCCAATAGTTATACCACAGTAAGTGGTGTAGATAGTTATGCTACTGATTATGGCTATACTGATTGGACTGCTGTTAGTAGTACTATAAAAACTCAATCATTGCTACGGGCTATGAGATATATAGAAGGACTTAGTTTTAAGGGTATTAGACAGACAGAAGGTCAAGCATTAGAATTTCCTCGTAGTGATTTATATGATAAGGATGGTTATTTGATAGAAGAGAATACTATACCTTTATCAATTGTTAAAGCACTATGTGAAGTATGTATATTATCTTTACCTGGTTCGGATGTGGATTTACAGCCCGCGAAAAATTCTGATGATAAAAGGACCAAGTTAGTCATCGCTGATGTTATCACAGAAGAGTGGAAGTTGGGTAATATTAGTAGAGAAAGGAGTACTATCGTAATGGATATGCTCAAAGGTTTAGTGAAATCTAATAGTATAGTAGAAGTGGAGAGGGGGTGATATTACAGTTGAGATTATAGAACAAGTTGCTAATGTAATAGAGGTCGTACCAAGTACTGCCATAATTGTAGAAACTCCCGCTACACAAGGGGTGCCAGGACCTATTGGACCTACTGGTATAACAGGAGCCACTTGGCTCAATGATGCTGGTGCCCCAAGTGTTGCCATAGGTAGAGTTGGGGACTACTATTTGAACTCCGACAATGGTGATATCTACTATAAGACAGGAGATACTACTTGGACCTTTACTATGAATGTGGCAAGCAGCCACGCTAGATTACACGCTATGACCAGTGTGGATGACCATAGTGCTGGAAACTATAAACTGTTTTATAGTGATGGTTCTGGTCATATACAAGAATTAGCACACGGAGCCAATGGATACTATCTTAAATCTAATGGAATTACTTCCGCCCCTACTTGGGAAGCATTTGTAGATTATGTTAGTGAAGCAGAATTCACAGTATATTCAGGCACTTTACAGACACAAATCAATAGTAAGCCAACAACTTTCATAGGACTAACAGATACCCCAAGTGGTTATTCAGTAGGATTATTTGCCAAATCAACTGCGTCAGGTATAGTTTGGGAGGCAGCCGCTCCCGATTTAGATTATGTATTAGAAACAGAATTCACTACTTATTCAGGAACCATTCAAACTCAAATCAACGCTAAACCTACTACCTTTTTAGGACTAACAGATACACCAGATGTCTATTCGAATGGATTGTTTGCTAAATCAACTACTTCTGGAATAGAATGGTCTGCTGCTAGTTCTACTTTTATAGAACTTACAGATACTCCCTCATCTTATGATGATGGTAAGTATGCTCGTTCAACTACTTCTGGTATAGTTTGGGCGACAGTATCTGGTGGAGCAGGAGTTTCACCACTAACTACCAAAGGTGATATCTATGTATATGGCACATCAGATACTAAACTTCCAGTAGGTAATGATGGTGAAGTAATAGTAGCAGACAGTAGTGAAACACTGGGTCTTAAATGGGCTACTGTATCAGGTGGTGGAGGGGCTGCTACCTTTATTGAACTTACAGATACCCCAGATGTTTATTCAGATGGACAATATGCTAAATCTACTACTACTGGTGTAATATGGGCAGATGTTCCAGCCGCGGGAGTTTCAGAAGCAGAACTAATTACCTGTTCTGGCATTCTCAATGATAAGATAACTACTACTTCTGGCGTGCTTCAAACTAATATCAATGCTAAACTTGCTAATATAGTAGAAGATACTACACCTCAACTTGGAGGAGATTTAGATGCCAATACTCACGCTATTGTTGCTGCTGACCACGGTACTGCTACTACCGCACAGGTGGTAAATGTAGTATATGGAACAGGTGCTGCTCCTGCGGCTAATACTACCACAGAAGGTACTCTATTTATTAAATATACGGCTTAAATACAGGAAGATATGGCTAACGCAGATAATACTATAAATATAGGTGATGCTTGGAAAGGTTTCACTGCCACTGGTTTCCAAATAAACATTGGGGATGTGTGGAAAAATGTTGCTATTGGTTATATCAACATAGGTGATAAATGGTTAGCATTTTATAGCACTTTGGGAGATAGGGGGGTATTTGGTGGGGGATATACTAATACCACAGTAGCAACTATGGATTACATTACTATCTCTACTGCTGGCAATGCTACTAATTTTGGCAACTTACAGGCAACTAAACAATATAGTGCTAGTGTTGCTTCTGCTACCAGGGGAGTTTTTGGTGGGGGATATTCCTATACTGTAAGTGCGTATTTGAACAGTATCAACTATATTACTATACTTACTACTGGAAATTCTTCAACCTTTGGTAATTTAACTCTTGTTAAAGGATTTGGAGCGGGTGTTAGTTCTTCTACCAGAGGAGTATTCTGTACTGGTTCTACTACTGCTGATGCTCTTACCAATGTTATGGATTATATTACCATAGCATCTACTGGAAATGCCACAGATTTCGGTGATATAGGAAATTCAAGAGACAGAGTGGCTGGTTTATCTTCTCCAACCAGAGGAATTATTGCTGGTGGAAGAACTTCTGGTGGCACGGTATCTAATATTATAGAATATATTACCATAGCATCTACTGGAAACTCTACTGACTTTGGAGATATGGCATCCGCAATATATGGTCCTGCCGGTTGTTCATCTAATATTATTGGAATAATTGCTGGTGGATATAATGCTGGGTATAAGAACTATATAGATTACATTACCATAGCCACTACTGGAAATTCTACTGATTTTGGAGACCTTACCAGAAATAGTTATGCTGTTGGAGCAGTTAGTAATCAAGTTAGAGCAGTATTTGGTGGTGGAGAACTAACTACTAATATTATGGATTACATTACTATTACAACACCTGGAAATGCTACTGATTTTGGGGATTTAACTGTGGCAAGAGAGGAAATGCCTGGTGTATCTAATGGACACGGTGGTCTATAATGGAACTAACCAAAGAGATAACTAATAGAGTAGGTAGATTTAATCCTATCATAACCAAAGCAGGAGACCCTCTGGCGATAGGTTTCAAGACAGTAGATGATAAGATGCTTCAAAAGATTTCTGATTTTATGCCCGAAATAAACAGAGCAGTGTCGGCATTTAGTAAAACTAATAGCCAAACCACATCATCTTTAATGACACTAACAATGCTTGAAAGTGGTCCTTATAGAGTATTGAGACAGATACTTGCTCAAATAGAGAAGAAACGGTCTGCTCTAAAAGAAGTGGCTTACAAGTTAGAAAAGAAGAAGTTAAACTATATGATACTTGATAAGGTTCAAAGTGAAGTACCTGGTACAGATATAGATTTGAAATGGAATAAAAGAGAACTTACCTTAAACAAGATGGCATCGGATATTGTAGATGCCACTGTAAATGTAGAAGCGTGTATCAAAGAGATAGGTGCCTATCAAGAGAGATATAAAGAGGTCTGTAAGAATAACAACATTCCAGATAACTGGGATGAAGCAGATTTTGAGCGGGCGGAAATCGAACATCATATTAAATGTATCTTTCGCAATGCTGTGAGAGATAGATTACAAGGTCCGTGTAATGTAGGCACTATGGAATATATGGAACAGTTTGGTATAAATCCTATTACTGCTTATGCGTTAGTAGATAACTATATCAATGATATAAAGAGTATGATAGGTAAGGAAGGTAAGGGAGCAGATATCAATGCTCACTATAACTTCTTCGATAGTATGTATAACTTATTCAAAGATGAATACAAGAAAGCAATGAGTAGAATAGGATTAGATAGTATTACTCACGCAGAATATTTGATGAAGGAGAATAAATAATGGCATCATCATTTAATTACTTTAAGTATATAAAACTCATAGAAGACAAGATTGACTACTATGGTGGTTATGTTAGTTATTATCAGAATATTGATAGTGCCATAAATACTATTACTAATTTAACTACTTCTAATATTATCGTTACGCCAGTTAAAGTATTGATAACTAACTATAAACAGTATGTAGTTGATGGTGAATTAGTTAGAAAAGGTGATAAGCAGGTCTATATGAAATCTACTTTGGGGCGACCAAAAATCAATGATAATGTTGATATTGGTGGAGACCTACATAAGGTTATAGAAGTCAAGGATATAGCACCAGGTGTAGTAGATACACTGGTTTATATTCTACAAGTAAGGTCTTACTTCGCTTCTGTGGCACCTGTGGATGTCTTGGGACTTACTCTTGGAGACCTTGCTATTGGAACAGTAGTAATAGACCCTTACGCATTAGATTACTCACCAGAGTGGATGAAAGTATCAGACGACTATTTTGCTGGTCTATCTACTATGATTAGCACCAGAGTTAGGTCATTCAGGTCTTTTGATGGTAGTTTTGAAGGTGGGTCATACTACGCTTCTACTCCGTGGAAAGCATCTGCTATGAGAAAGTGGTTGTCTTCTGGGGATTACTATCAGACCAATTATTTATCTACCGACTTTATAGGAATACTTCAAACAGTAGCAATAGAAACTCAAACAGATGTTTGGAATGATACATTAGTAGTTCCCTCCTATGAGGAACTATTTGGGACGCCACAAGGTTCAAGTAGTGGAAGTCCTATTCCATATTTTAGTAGTAATACTTTAAGAATTATGAGATGGTTTGATGATGATACTCCAATGAAGTATTGGACCAGAGATATTTATAGTGGTACTGCTCCTAATTGGACTATGAGAACAGTTGAAACTACTGGGGCTGCTGGTACCTATGCCGATAGTTCAAGGGCTGGTGTAGTACCTATGTGCTTCTTACAGAAAGGTGTTAGTGTAGTTCTACAAGACACAGGTAAGTATGCTATAAATTATTAAATCATTGGTAGTGGAAACCTAGGTCCATTATCGATAATCTAATAGGGCAGGATGGGAGGCGGGGTCTTGGTCGATTACCCGCCTCTTTTATTTTACAGTTTATTATAGATTATATCTTTATCACATATTTCATAACAAAGTTTATTGCCCCAGCAAGGATTTTTAATCAATCTGCTCTTATCAATTACTCCTTTATCAATAATCAAATACTCATCTTCTACAATGAACATTAAAGTATTCAATTGTTTAGATATTCTATCTCCTTTATCTTTCTTTATATGATAATGTTTCAACCTACCTCTTCTAGATATCTGTATTTCTATATATTTATTATTTACTAATAAGTCAGGTTTAGTTGTTATTTTAGAGGACTTGCTCCTAACTAATCTACCTTGGGCATCGCTACCCACCTTTTCAGCCGCATATCCTTTTTCTCTAAACCATTCACAAATAAACTCTTCTATCATTTGACCTTCTAATAAATCGAAAATATATTCTTCTATCAATCTATCATCTCTAAAAAAGTTATCTATCTTCCAAGGTTCATCATCAGATAACTCTTCCACTAACCTAAAACTGTAATCAGAGATAATAGTTAAAATGCTTTCTTCTTTAATACTCCATCTTTTATACAAATCTTTATACTTATCATAATACGAAATTCTCTTCAATGGAAAGGTTGCTCCTTCAACAATCAAATTGAAGGATATGACTATAAAACCTTTTCCCTTTACTCCATCCTAACCTTTGCTAATATATAGTGCTAAAACGCTCTGTAATGCTCACCACGCGTTTTAATTCGAGCAGTCCATATGGTGAGTAGGGTCCAGAAATAAATATAAATAATAATTTATTTATTTATTAAAAATCATCGTCATCTTCATCATCATAACTATGATAACTAATACAATCTTCTTCGTCTTTCTCACAGAAATAATCATAACAATCCTTTTCTTCTTTCTCGGTATTGTATATGATATCCATTTCAAGTATAGAAATCTCATCTTCTAAATTATCGAATAATTGATGAGATGGTTTTTCATCTTCGTATTTCATTATCATAATCAACTCCTCCTTGTCGGGGCAACCCCCGACTACATAAAATGTTAAAGCAAACTAAATAGTTCTTCCAGTAATAAAAAACAAAAACAAAAAACTAAATCTCGAATTCCTACGGCATTTGACCTTTATCAAATATCTCAACTACTGTACGATTTCCTGCCCTGGACGGAGTTGGTAGGATTTCCATAGGGTTTTGAACATTCTTGTTAAAGGTCAGGTTTTTTAGTTTTTAAGTAGTGCCGTCTATCGGGTTGTTTTTCAAACCCGATAGGTAGTTTTTGAACATTCCTTTGAGTATTCCCTTATAGTATTTATATATGGGGAAAATTTCCCTGTGTTCCTGGGGAAAATTTCCCTGTGTTCCTGGGGAAAATTTCCCTCAACTGTGCTAAACCGAGCAAATTAGCCATTCTCTAATTTAACCTTATCATCCATCAAGAAAAACTCTTCTATAACCTCTTGACCTTGTCTAGTTAAAACTAATTTCCTATATCCTAAAATATAAACAAAGTGCCTTTTAACGGCTCCTTTTCTAATATGATTTTTTAGTGCCTCAATCTTGATAAAGCCAGCATCTTCTAAAACTCGAAGACCCTTTCTAATTGTTTTTATATCTATACCTGTAAGTTCTGATAATCTTGTTGTTCCAATAGCACAGACGAGTATATTTTTTTGGTAATAACTACTATGTGCTTCTTTGGAATATATATCTGACATCTCTCCTCTAATAATAAATCTTCTTAAAGTCATATATAATAAATAAACTCCTTTATCTACCATAACTCTCTTAAATATTTCACTATCAAATGTATCAAAATCTATTACCATATATCCCATTTTTAATCCTCCATTTGTTTTTTGATTTGCTCCTTTAATTATTTATATAGTAATAATCTTCATCTTCCTTACTCTCACCTACTATAAATACATCTATATTACTATCTACATCTAAATCTATGTCTATCATATCCATTCTCTGTATTCTATTAGTTCTAATAAATCCTGATTTCTCTAAAAGTTTAATATTCTTTTTAACCAAACTTTTAGGAGCCCCCGTAATATTTGATAATGTTTCTATACTTATACAAGAAGCAAGCATACCTTTATTGTAATAATTATCAAATACAAATTTTCTCAATTTATCTGACGACATAGGACCAACTATTACATATTCGCGTATAATATCATAAAGAACTCTAATACCTTTACTACTATTCATAATCTTATCTATTTCTATTTGTTCCATTTTAACTTCTCCTTTCTCTCTGTTTGTAAATATTATTTTTCTATATTTAATATCATTTTTCTATATTTAATATCGCTCTCGATAAGTGCGATTGATAAATCTTCTAAAATATCGTGTCTATTGCTTTCCAAAGATAATTTGTTTTTAAGTAAATCTTTGATATTGTTGGTTATGAATATTCCTTCGTGCGAACCAACCTTCATCTTATCCATAATATTGTCTTCTTTGAATTTAATATAAACATAACATAATATATTTGATAAAGGTATTTTATATATATTTGTCAATCTGTCTATAATGTTAGTTATATCAGCATTTATTTTGTAATAATTTTTATTGTTAAAAATCTTAATAATATTATAGTATAATTCTATATCTTTATTTATTTCAATTTTATCCATAGTTTAACTTCTCCTTTGCGTGATTATTGCGTGATTATGCTCGTAAGAGCCCTCGTATTTAAGGGCTCATTATTTTGAACTCTTCTATAACATCCATTTCTAATGCTTTATGTATAAGCATTCGAATTATTTGAGATTTCTTTCTTAATGTCTTTTTGGAAATCTTTTCAATCTTGTCTTCATCAGATACATATAATCTGGACCAACATACATTCCCAACCTTTGATAATGCTTCTTCATACTGCTCTAAATTTATTGTCATTGCCGTCTCCTTTAACTTCCATCTTATTAGTGTCGTGTTTCTTTAACTTATCTATTAAATCGTTTAACTTCTTTAACTCTTCTTTTGCCATAGTAAAACTAACTCTATTATCTTTGTACATCTTCTCACCTCCTTAAACTTAAATATAATACACATTATCTATTTGTCAATATCTGTAAAACTAATATTCCAATTAAAGGGAGAATAACCTTGCTCAGGGGTTGTCCTCCCTCTAACTGTTTATTAGGAGTTGTTAAAAATGGAGTAGAGAGTTCATATTCATTCCAAGACATCCTATAATATTTACCTCTCTACTATTACGCAGGTTAGTTTATTTACACACCTTGTTAGGTAGTTGTAATCCTGCCGTGAAGGGCTTCTTCTCCATAATCCAAGCCCCACTGTCCATAAATCATACCACTACGAGCAGCACCAGCAGCCGCTTTTTCCTCATAGAAGAGGTTGCCCTTCAAAGGAACTGGGCACCATACATTCTTTACCAAAGGCATATTGATAAAGTAGATACTCTTGGCAGGAATATTGGCATCATAAGCAATACCAAAATCACCAAAATCCGTTACTAGGGATTGAAGATTTACACCTCCAACTACTCTATCACGAGGTTGAGTTTGGAGATTTAAGGAGTAAAGGTCAGAGATTTTAATCTTTGCCGCAGACCCCACCCAGATAACCATACCACTCATATCTACGCCAGCATCAGCCATACCAGCGAGATGTGTATCTATAATCGCCTTGGTCATATTAGCCATCGTAACGCCAGCAGTAGTGTCGTGGGTAGTAATAGCAGCCACTAAACCATTTGTCTGGGCAGCAACACCAGCACCTGTTGAACGAACATAAGTACCATTCCAAGCAGAGTAATCTAAATCAACATAGATTTGTTTTAACACCGCTTCGATATTGAAGTTATGAACATCTTCGATACCATTGATACCATCGATAGAACCATAATCGGAAGCATTACCGATAAGTTTGTTGTATGAACTCAACATCTTATATGTGGTAACGACATCATACTTCACGATTTGGCAGGTATTGACATCTTGGTCTCTGGTATAACTAGTAGGAGTGCTTTGTGAAAGAGCACCAGTTTCTGTAATCGCTTGCTGTACCCCACTAGCAATAGTCCAAGAAGAACTTAAAGCAAAATCAAAATTACTAACTAATCTAGCTTCTGTACCAAGAGCCGCAAGGAAAGGAATGTTCCCATTTCCAAGCATAAACAATTCCCCAGCGTATTGGGGAAAACTTTCTGTTGAAGCAATAGCCATAATATTATCTCCTTATGTTAGTACTATTTAATAGTACTTTGTTTTAGTTTAATCAAGGATTTAGCATCCTTATTCTTTATCGCTTTGTCTAACTTTCCATCAAAAGATAGAGGAACAAAATCTTCACTATCGTGAGTGCCACCACCCTTTCTACCAGTATTGAGAAAGTATCTTGGTTTGCTCTTTTTGAAATCAATCTTGAAGAAATTATCCACAGATTTCTGGTTTAGATTTCCATCAGCATCAATGCTAACCACCTTACCATCGTCCCCGATAGTGAAGTTTCCCTTGGTTAGTTGAACAACATCATCTACATAGTTAGGGTCTATCCCAGCAGCAATGGCAGCACTTTTAATCTTACCGTGTATCTTCATATTGGTAATGGCTTCCTTGGCTGATTTGAGTTCCAACTTCAACTCTTCTACATCTGGGTCCCCACCAGTGTCATCTTTGGTTTTCAATTTCTTTTCTAATTCTTTCTTTGCTAATCGTTCCTTGTTTAATGCTGACTTCAATCCACCTATATTGACTTCGAACTTCCCATCCGAATTCTCAACATATAAATCGTGGTATTTTTCATCTACCTTCTCTAAATTATCTACAATCTCTTCTAATGCCATAATAACCTCCCGTTATTCTATCTATTATTTTAGGACACCCAGTCCTACTCAATCCTTGGTTTGCCAGTATCAATGTCTTGCTCATTTTTGGTACCGACTATTTGCTTACCTGTCTCATCTATATAAGATTGAGGTTTAGGTAGTAATGCTTCTTTCTTGGCTTCTTTTTCAAGTAATTTCAAGTCCTCTTTACTGTTAAAATCGGGCGAAAGAATACCTCTCCTCTTCATCTCTCTATGAAATGTATTGATAGAGATGCTTTTATTTTGTCTCATTTTGAGTAAGATATTACCTTCTGAACCATCTCTCAACTGTAATCCAAAATCTACATTTACTACTACTGTACCAGTTTTCTCTATACCTTCCCAATCACACAGTACATCATTTACTCTAACAATCATCTTCTGTAATTTGATAGCCAGGTCTTGAAGAGAACAATTGATATCTGATACTCCAAGTGATTTAGAGGTTGCTGTACCACTATCACTACCTTTCTGGTCCAGTAATTCTAAACTCTCTAACATCATTCTATCTTCCAGGTCTCTCAACTCATTCATACCTGCTTCTATCGCTTTACCTGTATGTTCTACATACTCTAACTTACTCTCAATTGGTCCCATAATAGCAGATTTAGAGCCGATAGTCAAACTATCTCCATCATCAAATCCTGTACCAAAAAGGATTGGAACCCTGGCTATATGGGTAATGTTCATCTGGTCTGACAATGATTGCCAATGTGCTCTGTTCAAGTTAGCCAAATTCTGTAATGGAGAAATCCCGCCGAAGAAACCAAACTTTCTACCATACAATGGAATTAAAGGTATATAATCTAGTGATGTTTCTCCACTATCAAATATCTGCCAACTCTCTGAACCACTGGATACTCCTAATCTATATAGTTCCCATCTACCAGGATATAGTACTCTAATCTGATTTATATTTTTATATCCCCACTCACCGTGAGGAACAGCCACTGTTTCAAGTATGTGAGCCCTTGTGAGAACTCTTCTACTGTTTATCATAGTTGATACAGCATTGATTATTTGCTCGCCTCTAATATGAACACAGTATGGTCTATAACCACCTTCTAACTCGTCTGCCAAAGACATATCTTCTTGACTTCTGGGATAATCTACATATACATAACTAATGCCCTTTATCAACATATCTCTAAATACTTCTTTATAGAAAGTATCGGCGTCGTTAGACATCAAGTCCAAGTTGTCATTATATTTGAATATGGTCTCATTAGTATCATCACTAAATACTATGGGTTTCTTGAATACTCTACCAGTATGATTTTCTACCGCCCAAGCAAAGTAATTTTTTAGAGTAGAGCGTTGTAATCTGTTGAGATACTGTGGCTCTGTTTCCATAGGTTCTCTGGGCAAATAAACTTGTCCTGCTTCCTTCATTGCTCTTTCTCCACCCATCAAAGTTAGGGGCAGTTTCCAGTTTTCTGCCATTACATCATATACTGGCGAAGTTGAAGCAACACTATTTGAGTTATTGTAAAGCATAGAGTTCATAGTGTCTAAATTGTTAAAAAGAATTGTCATAAAAGCCCCCTCTTTAATATAATAGTGCTTGTGTCTTTAATGGTGGTCTAACTGTCTGGCAAACATAGCGTGTCTCATCTGCTATGTGGTCCTCTAATTCTGTGCTAATGTCTTCTATATTTCTCTCATCCCTCATTAAAGTAGGGACTGTTCTAATCCATTCTCTACAATTCTTAAATATCCATAGTCCAGGATATTCTGGATTATCTTTCTTTGCTTCCGCCATCAATCTTATCATCGATTGCCATCCAGTTATTCTCTCATTATCAGCCGGGCGGAAAGGAAGTTTTCTTATCTTATTGAATTGCTTAAAGATACTTGGTCCAGATTGGTCTCTAAATATACTTGGGTCAGCAATCCATTGTTGTATAGGTAAGTCCTTCGTCATATCATAAATACCTATGGCTAGCTTCTCATTATCCAATCTTAAACCACTATCAGGTATAGTTTGACCTCTTGTATCTTTTTCTGCTATATACCATTCATCTACTCTTATGATAGAACCTCTTGGAAACCTTCTACCATCAGGCAACTCATTACCATCGCTCTTGACCCAGATACCAAGTGATGCTGGCTTTTGACTGCCCCAGTCAAATCCTACTATATATTTCCAAGTACTTGGTATAGTAAAGGGTTCTATAATATGTTTGCGAGGGTCCCATATACCTTCAAAGAAACCACCTGCTGCTATATCCCAACTACCTTCAAGCCACGCTTTTCTCTTTTGAGGATTTTCTATACTACTTAAATTCTTTACATATTCAGGGTCTGCTTTCACAAGTATTCTATTCTCAAATAGATGACCGTGTATCCTCATTCTTATCTGCCCACTATCATTTCTAATCTTGGTCATAGCAGGAGCAGGGTCTATGAAATAACTCTTTACCCAACTATGTCCTACTCCCCAGGGATTACAAGTGGCTCTATATTTAATAGGAACTCCTACTATACTACATCTATTACACGCTTTCATACTCTCGTAGCATTCCATAGTATTCCAGTTAGTTAGTTCTTCCCAACCTATCCAAGGATATTCGTGCCCGTGGTAGTTCCAGTAGTCATCGGCTCTTTTCATATGCCTAAACAATAACTCTTCTCCATCTGGAAATACCCACTTATTTACACCATTGGAACCTAAAAACTTGGCACCTGGAAATATCTGGCTATAATACTTTTTAGTCCTACTAATAATATCAGATAACTGTGGAAAACTCTCTCTAAATATTATACCTCTATAAGCAGAACCATAACCCTTACCTACATTTTGTATGAAATCCATTATCAAAGCATCTGTTTTACCTGGTCCTCTGGTACCTTCATACAATACTTCCCAATATGGACAGGTTAGAAAAGCAGTTTGACTTCCAGGTTGTGGCATCCATATTACTTTATCACTCATTATTCTTTTCCCAATATTGTTCCCATTCAGCAGGGCTACTATTGGGCATTTTCACCACTGGATTACCAACAGAGTGTTCTATCTTCTTGGATATAGTGAAATCGCCCTGGGCTTTACCTAGTAATTTAGATGCTTCTAATCTTACCCCAGCAGGATAAGAGGCATCATTCATAATAGCAGTCCAAAACTTTTCTCTATCATCTCTATCTGCCACAGGTTTATGTCTTTTATTATCAATAAGTTGTCGTATTTTCTCGGAAACTCTGGCACTATTTTGTAAGTTATATAGAGTAGTTTTTTTGATAGAACCAGATTTATACCCACACATAAAATATGCTTCATCGGGTGTTTTACCATCAGCAATAAGCGAAGCATACATCTCTTGTTTAATAGATAGTTTGCTACTTCTATTTGAACCAGTAGAACCAGGCATATTAAATCACCGTCCTACTAACAGTTTCGTGTATAGTAGCGATACCCACTATCAAACTATATCTATCACCTACACTATCTACTACTACCAAGTCCCAAGCAGTGTTGATGCTAGTTGCCACAGAGCCAAGAGTTATAGGATTGACTACTTCAAGGTCGATAGTAGAAGTATCTGCTAATGATAGTACAATAGTACCTGTATCTTTGTCAGTTGTATCTATACTAAATGTAGCCAGTAATGTAGTTGAACCAAGAGTAGGTCTAATCTGGGCATTGAAAGTCCAGTCAGTCATATCGATTGCTGTTCCTTCACTATCATTTACTACAATAGTTTTCTTAAAATCTCTATCCTTATATATATCAATATCTACTTCTACTGGATTATCAATCATATCACCCCCTCTCCACTTCTACTATACTATTAGATTTCACTAAACCTTTGAGCATATCCATTACGATAGTACTCCTTTCTCTACTAATATTACCCAACTTCCACTCTTCTGTGATAACATCAGCGATGACTAACTTGGTCCTTTTATCATCAGAATTTTTCGCGGGCTGTAAATCCACATCCGAACCAGGTAAAGATAATATACATACTTCACATAGTGCTTTAACAATTGATAAAGGTATAGTATTCTCTTCTATCAAATAACCATCCTTATCATATAAATCACTACGAGGAAATTCTAATGCTTGACCTTCTGTCTGTCTAATACCCTTAAAACTAAGTCCTTCTATATATCTCATAGCCCGTAGCAATGATTGAGTTTTTATAGTACTACTAACAGCAGTCCAATCAGTATAGCCATAATCAGTAGCATAACTATCTACACCACTTACTGTGGTATAACTATTGGCTCCGCTTACTATGCTTCCATCTTCTACTATAATAGCCATATGATAACTGCCTCCTACACTATTTACTATACTATACAATTATATAGTATCTATAATATTGATAGGTTAGATTATTACGCTATACTACGCTACTGCTTACTACACTATACCATTAGCAATACTATACTATATACTATATACTATACTACTACCATAATCTGCTGCTGCTGCTTACGGAACCGGCTTCCTTTTTTCACCCCAAGAATAAGACCGTAAGGTCCAATCGATCGACGCAAACTATCGATATGACTAAACTTATCGATCGAACTGGTGTATCGACGGTCGCTGGGATATCGGACGAAGTGATCGATCGACTACAGTATAGAGAGGGAGGAGATACGGACATTATATGCTATTCTAATGAATTTTCTCCCAGACAATATATATTATTATATCATATACTTATAGCATAGTGTTGTAAGACCGTATGATGTAGCAGTAGCAACTCTAACCAGTAGTATAAGGAGGTAGTAAGATGATAGCGTATTGTAGCAACTGTCGTAAGATAGTAGGGTTCGGACTGGTAGCACAGGAGATACCCATCCTTTGTGTAAAGTGTGCGAAGAACTATGAGGGTATCTATGACAAACTGGTAGCCGAGATACAATCAAAGAATGACCAGATGGTGAAGGAGGGACAGGCTTACTTGGATAAGATGGAGTACGATGCTGAACAGCAGAGTACCAAGGACTTCTATGAAGCACTGGGTGTAGATGACCCAGACGGTGAGGGATGAACAGACCTATAACTATAAGGAGGTGATTACTATGAGTAAGATAGTAGAAGATGGAGTATTGTATTGTAAGGAATGTGGTAAGGCAATAGGATATACCTTGTTAAAGGTAGAAGTTCCTGTTATGTGTATCAGATGTATGAAGAAGTGTATGGAACCCTTTGATACTCACTTGGAAACCATAATCAAAGAGGACGCGGAGCGGGCTGATATGAAGAAACATTTCGCTAATAACCCTGGTGTTCTCAAACTCCTCAAGGAGCAGGAAGACCGTGATAAGATGAAAGGAGGTGAATAGTATGACTAACGCCCGTATGAACAGATGGCTCAACAAGTATAAGCCGTATATGAGTGGCTTGGCATTCGCAGTTGCTCTAATAGCATTGATAATGATGCTTATGAGCATTTAAGGTAGTATAACCCTATAAATAGGAGGGCATCAAAGATGACTGGCGTCCATAAGACCGAGGAGCCTGAACTAATGATGAACCTTATGACCAAGAACCTTAAACGGAAACCTGAAAAGGTACATCCTATAAAGGTTATGAAGCCTAAGGAAGTCAAAGTGGCTATGGCAAAGATGGATAAGTTTGTAGAGTATTCATTCATCCAGAAGGTGGGAGACCAACCTCCCAAGACCAGAGAGGATAAGGACCTGGCTCTCTTGGGACAACTTGATAACAGGTCTATGAAATATAAGGAGACCATTAGAATAAGGTTTCGAAGGAGTTCTTATCTTTCCTGCCTCTACACCATTGATGGAGCAACATCATTTTGTAGAGAGGGAAAGTCCTACGATGCTATGGAGATAGTACAGATTGATACAGAAGCCGACAAGAAGGCGGAAGCAGTCAATAATACTATCGCTTGGCTTATAGTAGCATTAGCAGTATCAGTGGCTGCTAATGGAATACTTATAGCCATTTTGCTAACAATATCACTGTTGAAGTAAGCAGTCAGTAGAGAGGGTTAGGTTAGTGGATGACCTAACCTTCTCTGCTACCTGTGCTCTCCTACCGGATATGGTTTCGTCTCGCTCCGCTCATTCTGGTTTCCGTGTTCCAACTCAAATATGATGTTTGTATATGGTTATGGTGTTCTGGACTTCTGGTTTCTGGGGCTCTCCTACCGACTTTTTAATGTGTCGCTCCGCTCCAAACCGGTCTTCCAGGATACGCCACTATTCGTGCCTCATAGTGAGCGTACCGTTATACTTTCATTATCCCAGTTCTCCTACCGACCTTTTTTTGCCTCGCTCCGCTCATTAGTCCAGACCCCTTTGTTCCATCCACCCATAGAGAAGAGGATAAAGTACGGGGCCCAAACCTCATTCTTCGGTCTGGACCCTGCTCTCTTTTTTACCCTTTTTTCTATGGGCCGATTTTCAAGGCATCGGAACGGGACTTACATTTTCATTCCTGGAAATTAGGGTACGGCTTACTACGGCTTTATCATATAAATACATATATAGTAGTGTATCGGTATCCAGGTGCTCTCCTACGAAACTACGGGGCTATTCTACGGCATCCTTCAACACAGGCACAGTCATAACTTGGTCCAGTACCTCTAATCTTTCTAACATATCATCTATCTTCATTATAGCAGTATCTAATACTACATTCAAGGTATTGGAATTCTTGATGATACTGGTAATCATATTATCTACCTCTTCTACACTGCGGGTTATTCTAACTGTTGTCATACACACCTCACTCAATAATTATTTACTAACCCTGCTATGAGGGCTACATATATACTATGGATACATTATCAAATATGATAAACTTTGGGGCGGGGCAACTACGAATTACTAACTATCTGTAATCATATAGTATATCTATATAGTATAGTAATATATAGTAATATCGTATAGTTATAGTATAGGTATCGATGTGTAGTGGTGTTGGCAGATGGCGTTAGCAGTATCAATATTTGATAAAGAAATAACCAACAGTTAGA